TTATAACAGAGTCTTCAGTGTATAGAGCATTTCGATAGCTTGACGCGGCGTCATATTGTCCAGGTCCAGCTTTCCGAGCTTCTCGATGGCCGGATGCGGCAGGCTGGCAAACAGGTCGCTCTGGTGCGGTACCGCAGGTGCACCTTGCTGCAAGACAGGTGTTTCGTGGGGCAGGCTGGCGGTTTCCAGTCGGCCCAGGTGTTCGCGAGCACGCTGAATCACCGGCGACGGCACGCCGGCCAGCTGCGCCACTGCCAGGCCGTAGCTCTGGCTGGCGGGGCCGGGCAGCACGTGGTGCAGGAACACGATGCGTTCGTTGTGCTCGGTAGCGTTCAGGTGCACGTTGGCCACCAGCGGTTCGCTCTCCGGCAGCACCGTCAGCTCGAAGTAGTGGGTGGCGAACAGCGTGTAGGCGCGCAGCTGCGCCAGGCGCTCGGCGGCGGCCCAGGCCAGCGACAGGCCGTCGAAGGTACTGGTGCCGCGGCCGACTTCGTCCATCAGCACCAGGCTGCGCTCGGTGGCGTTGTGCAGGATGTTGGCGGTTTCGCTCATCTCGACCATGAAGGTCGAACGGCCACCGGCCAGGTCGTCGCTGGAGCCGATACGGGTGAAGATGCGATCCACCAGTGAAAGCTCGCAGGCCGCAGCCGGGACGAAGCTACCAATGTGCGCCATCAGCACGATCAATGCGGTCTGGCGCATGTAGGTGGATTTACCGCCCATGTTCGGACCGGTGATCACCAGCATCCGGGTGTTGTCATCCAGGGCCAGGTCGTTGGCCACGAACGGCGTGGTCAGCACTTGCTCGACCACCGGGTGACGACCCTGGGTGATGCGCATGCACGGTTCGTCGACGAACTGCGGGCAGTTCAGGTCCAGGTTCAGTGCGCGCTCGGCCAGGTTGCTCAGCACATCCAGCTCGGCCAGGGCCGCAGCGGTGTCCTGCAACGGCGCCAGGTGGCCGATCAGGTTCTCCAGCAGGGCATCGTAGAGCATCTTCTCGCGCGCCAGGGCGCGGCTCTTGGCCGACAACGCCTTGTCTTCGAAGGTTTTCAGCTCCGGGGTGATGAAGCGCTCGGCGCCCTTGAGGGTCTGGCGGCGGATGTAGTCAGCCGGTGCCTGCTCAGCCTGCTTGCTTGGCAGCTCGATGAAGTAGCCATGCACACGGTTGTAGCCGACCTTGAGGTTGGCCAGGCCCGTGCGGGCTTTCTCGCGGGCTTCCAGATCAATAAGGAACTGCCCGGCGTTCTCGCTCATCGCCAGCAGCTCGTCCAGCTCGCTGTCGTAGCCGGTCTTGAGCACGCCGCCGTCGCGGATCACCGCTGGCGGGTTGTCGATGATGGCTTTTGCCAGCAGGTCGGCAAGCTCCGGGTAGGTCCCGGCAATGGCAGCCAGGCGCGCCAGGTGCGGCGCCTCAAGCTCGGCCATGGCGTTCTGCAGTTCCGGCAGGGCACCGAGGGCATCGCGCAGGCGTGCGAGGTCGCGTGGACGGGCGTTGCGCAGGCCGATACGGGCGAGGATACGCTCGATGTCGCCGATTTCCTTCAACTGCGGTTGCAGCTTCTCGAAGCGGTAACCGTCGAGCAGGCAGCGAATCGAGCCCTGACGTGCCTGCAGTACTTTCAGGTCGCGCAGCGGGCGGTTCAGCCAGCGGGTCAGCAGGCGGCTGCCCATGGCGGTCTGGCAGCGGTCGATCACCGATTGCAGGGTATTGTCGCGGCCACCGGCCAGGTTCACATCCAGCTCAAGGTTGCGCCGGCTGGCGCCGTCGAGCACCACGGTGTCGTCCAGGCGTTCATGCTTGAGGCTGCGCAGGTGCGGCAGGGCGGTGCGCTGGGTTTCCTTGGCGTAGCCGAGCAGGCAGCCGGCGGCGCCGATGGCCAGGGTCAGCTTCTCGCAGCCAAAGCCCTTGAGGTCCTGGGTCGCGAACTGCTGGCAAAGGCTTTTGCGTGCCGAATCGCGGTCAAAATCCCACGGCGCACGGCGACGTGAGCCACGGCGTTTTTCCGCCGGCAGGCCTTGGGGCCAGTCGTCGGGGATCAGCAGCTCGACCGGGTTGATGCGCTCAAGCTCGGCCAGCAGGTTTTCCCAGCCCTTGATCTCGAGCACGCTGAAGTTGCCGCTGGTGATGTCCAGCACAGCCAGGCCGAACAGGCGCTCGTCGCCCAGCACAGCGGCGATCAGGTTGTCGCGGCGCTCGTCGAGCAGCGCTTCGTCACTGACCGTGCCCGGGGTAATGATGCGCACCACCTGGCGCTCGACCGGGCCCTTGCTGGTGGCCGGATCGCCGATCTGTTCGCAGATCACCACCGACTCGCCCAGCTTGACCAGCTTGGCCAGGTAGCCCTCGGCCGCATGGAAGGGGATACCGCACATGGGGATTGACTGGCCCGCCGACTGCCCGCGGGCGGTCAGGGTGATGTCCAGGAGTTTGGCAGCCTTCTTCGCGTCTTCGTAGAAGATCTCGTAAAAGTCGCCCATGCGGTAGAACATCAGCTGGTCCGGGTGCTGGTTTTTCAGCTTCCAGTACTGCTGCATCATCGGGGTGTGTGCGGACAAATCAGAAATTGCTTTATTCATCAATTAGTTAGGGCTTTTTTAAGCTGGCGCTGGGGCAAAATTCGGGCATAGCTTCCAGTGCAATGCTTGGGGTGATCTCGATGACGGGTAGGGTACCACAGTCCAAGTGACCTCTAGGGGGGGCGGCTTGAAGGAGGGGCAGTCAGTGCAGCATCTGCTCGTTGCGCTACCAATCGGCCTTGCGCTGACTTTACGCTCTGAAGTTGATGGTATATTCCAGACCTTTTTCCAGGGGAGGGAATGTTGTGAAGCGTCGTCAGTTGTTGAGAATTTCGGCTTTTGGAGCTGCTGCCGCAGCGATTTCTGGACCTCTGATGACGTCAGCCGCAATCGCATCAGCCAAAGACCAGCACATGGTCTCGGTGGCGGAGTTTGGTATAGTTCCAGATGGGAAAACAAACTGGGAGAATACAAAAAACTGGTTACCCATGCTCCTCGCCTCTGTCGAGACAGGTGTCTACTGGCCTCCGGGGTACTATGCCACAGGTATAAATTTCAACCGTTCATTGAGCGGAGCAAGAATGCACTTCCAGCCTGGGGCTGTTCTGGGAGGCGTTGTTCACATGATAAGTGGACCTCAGCCTAGATCTTTTGAAATTACCAAGATACAACGCTCCGCTGGCGTAGTGACGGTAAATGTCAAGTCGGCACATAGCTTTCAGGTTGGCGATTCTATTCAGGTTCGGAACGTGTCGGGTGAGCGATCTGAGTTCAATGGCGATAGGTATCGAGTAACAGCGGCTGATGGTGTCGCTTTGCAGTATATCGAGTCTAAGCCAGATGATGTTGGAGCATTGCTGAGAGCCTCTGCAATCAATGAAACTCCACTGATGAATGTTCGTATTACCGGTGTATTAACGACCACCGATCGGCTGGGCACTATCAATTGCAAAAATTGCTATATCGAAAGTTGCTGGATCTTGAATGATCAGAGCGACACAGTGCTGTCCCAGGGGGGGGGAGCCGGGGCGCGCATATCTACGCAGGTACAGACGGCTTGAGGATTGATCGGCTTGTAATCGACTATGCCGGCGGACCCAATACTGCAGCGGCTTTTGCGATCGATGGTCATGGGTGGAATCCATCAAACTGCACGTTTGGATTTGTGCATATAAAGAATAGCGCTTTTCATGGGGCTTATATCACCGGTTTTGGCCACAGGATAGACAATTTGGTCATCGATGCTTTTGCGGCAGAAAACACGGTATGCCCGACGCTTCAAGACTCCAATGGGATTGAGCAGTCAAACGAGATCAAGGGGCTCTGGGTAAACAGGTGCTGGGACACCCACATCCGGCGCTTATCCATGAATCAGAAAAATGACGGAAAAACTCAGGCTCAGTGGCTGCATGCTTTAATCGAGGATACCGGAAACACGCTGTACGGGGTATCTGCTGGAGAAGTTGAGATCACCGAGTGGGTCGCTGATTCGGTCGGCAGTGGCGGAGTCCGGTTTGGTGATGCTGAGAAGTTTAAGTCGCTGTGGTGCAACTTTAAATCGAAGGTCATGCGGGTCAATACATCAAGTGCTTTCTCGGGAGGCGCGCCTGTCTTGGTAAATGCCACCTTGCAAGGGTCTCGTGTGGATGTTGAACAATTTGTTCTTAATGGTCGCGTTGTGCCGTCGACCAGTGGTGGGTTCACGACGGGGCCCCGGAAAACGTCGTAGCGCAACCGTCCGCGTAAGAAGCTTTCGTGGCTCAGGACGTTTATGCCCTCTCATGCATCAAGGCAATTGCATTCTTTGTTTAGCCCCGGCATTATGCATTTTATGCAAAAACGCAACGTAGCATCCGTCCTCAGAGCACTGCTCGATCGTCACGGTCTCTCCCCCACGGAGCTGCACCGTCGTACCGGCGTGCCGCAATCCACCCTGTCGCGCATTCTCAGCGAGAAGATCGTCGATCCCTCTGACAAACACGTGTCGAAGATCGCCGAGTACTTCGGCGTGAGCACCGACCAGTTGCGCGGCCGCGTCGAGCTCGGTGAAAGCCGCGAAGCCGTGCCTGGGCGCAGCCACGCTGAGTTGAACGACATCAGCCTGTGGGATGACGACACCCCCGTCGAGGACGACGAGGTGTCCATTCCATTTCTTCGCGAGGTCGAATTGGCAGCAGGATCAGGAAGATTCGTCATCGAAGAAAGCGAGAAGGCCAGCCTGCGCTTCGGCAAGCGCAGCCTGCGCCACAACGGTGTGCAGTTTGACCAGGCCAAGTGCGTGACGGTACGCGGCAACAGCATGTTGCCGGTCTTGCGTGACGGCGCCACCGTGGGCGTCAACGCCGGTAAAAGCGGCATCGGCGACATCGTCGACGGCGACCTGTATGCCATCAATCACAACGGCCAGCTGCGGGTCAAGCAGCTCTATCGCCTGCCTACCGGTATTCGCCTGCGTAGCTTCAACCGTGACGAACACCCGGATGAAGACTACAGCTTCCAGCAGATGCAGGAAGAGCAGATCAGTATCCTTGGACATGTGTTCTGGTGGGGCATGTACGCCCGCTGAGTAGTCCGTGTCCTCAGAAAACCCGCTTCGGCGGGTTTTTTTTCGCCGGCAGAAAAGTGGTCCAGCCCAGGTAGGGCAAGGCCTACATGCACAGGTGCATTTTCTCATGCATAAATATTTCCACAAATGCATTGACTGCATATGCATCAATGCATAATCTTTGTCTCAAGCCGGTCGACACCGGTAGTGACAAAGGCAGCGATGAACAGGCCTGAACTGTTCAGAGGGTTGGCAACTGGCCCGGGTGTGCAGCGTAAAGCACCACAAGCAGTTATCCGGCGGGCAGGTGGCCGCGGCCGGAGGAACAATTTGAAGCGGAGTCGCCCAGCGCACCAGTCGTGGCGGGCGGTTCGACAACGCATTACTGAAAAGCCTGGGGAGGCCGGGCTTTTTGGAATGCCGAGCGATCGGTTCTACAACAAACGCCGCCGGCAAGCTGCCGAGCGGAATTACCAAGGAGATAGGACAGTGACAAGCGAGCAACAGACGTTACTGGAAATGCCGATCTGGCTGGTGATCGTCCTGGCCTTGCTGGGCGGCCTTTCCGGAGAGATGTGGCGCGCGGACAAGGCCGGCGCCCGGGGCTGGGCGCTTTTTCGGCGCCTTTTATTGCGCTCGGGGGCCTGCATGGTCTGCGGTGTGTCCACCGTAATGCTGCTGTACGCCAGCGGCATGTCGATCTGGAGCGCCAGCGCTTTTGGTTGCCTTACCGCCATGGCCGGCGCCGATGTCGCCATCGGCCTTTATGAACGCTGGGCTGCTAAGCGTCTGGGGGTTGAGGCGCAATCGCCGAACATGGATAGCCCTGGCAACAAGGAGTGAGGTGATGAAGCAGGTTTTTACTGCTGCGGACATCTGCGTCATTGACGACGCTGTAACGATTGATGAGCAGCGCCAGATCAGCAACCAGCTAAATAGCGCGATCTGGCGATACGGCTGGCCAATCAACGATGCGCCGTTCGCCCGGCCATGCTGGCATGCCTTTATTGCAGGCCGACAGCGGGTCGAGCGGCATGACTCGGAACATGAGCTGGCCAGTCATCCGCAATGGGGCTTTCTTTCGGCATTCTGGAAGAAGGTGAAACACGCACATATGCCAGAAGCCACACTGCTTGGTGTGTATGCCAATGGCCAGACCTTTGGTCAGGACTCACCGATCCATCGCGACAACAAGGCCAGTGAAAAGGGCCTGACCGTAGTGATGTTCTGCAACGAGCATTGGGCGACGTCCTGGGGGGGCGAGTTGGTGTTCTACGACCACCAGAAGGAAAACGTCATCAAGGCAGTCTTACCCAAGCCTGGAAGGATTGTCATTTTCAACGGCCATGTGCCCCACAGCGCAAGATCGCCTTCGGTCAATTGTGATCGCTTACGGATGACATTGGCGTTCAAGACAATCGTGTAAGGAGTAACAATAATGACAGGAAAAGTTGAAATCATCGTCGGCCTGGTCGACAAGGCGGATAGAGGCGTCGCAGGCGTAAACGCCACCACGTCGCTGATCGATCAATACAACACCGATAAAAGCGGCTTTGCCCTGGTCAACCAGAACGCCCAGACCGGTGTCGCTGCGGTTGCTGCGGTAACATCCATTGTGCAACTGACAAAAGGCCTGGTGCCGTTCGTCAACCTTTCAACCAATGCACTTGCCGGGACGATGGTGTTCCTCAAGATTACTGCGCAGTACAAAGACAATCAGACCTTTGACACAGGTGATGTCGTAAGCCTTGTCGGTAATGTTGCGGGCGTCGCAGCAGGCTTTACCTTGCTGGTGGCGGGGCCTGCAGCAGCGGGCGTATTCGCGGCAGTGGGCGTAGTGGCAACCGTGTACGGAATTGCGTCTTCGAATACACTGAACAACCTGTTCAACTCCACGGTTCTGCCAATCTGGAACCAGTACTTCAAAGCCACCCCAGATGCGCTTTATCCGGAGCGCTGGATTGCACCTAACCTGACGTTGGTGTCGCTCGCAGACATTATTGCCCTGCATGGTAATCGTATTGCGGTAAGCCATTGGGACCCCGCCACCAATGCCGTAACAATCTCCAGTGTTTTGCGCGATGATGCTGAGACAGCGGGTGCCGGCCACGGAGGAGGTATTATTTATGGAGGTGGCGCTGTATCGCCTCCTGTGACTATTCCGATACCAGATTATCCGATTGGCACGATCGATATCTCCATCGAGTCCATAAACGGTGTGTCGACCCAGGATAACTACGGTTGTTGTTCGGGTAGCCAGGACGGCTACTACTGACTTGTGGTGTGCTAGTGTTGCCCCAAAAACGGCCCATTGTCCGCAAAGGAATCGCATGCCTTCGGTGTTCTCTCAGATCAGATCGTTGCCACCCAAGTCACAGATCAAGATTTACTGCGTGCTGGTAGTCGTCACGTCGTTGTTTGCAGTTTTATCCATGCGCAGCATTCAGGGCTATACCCAGCCAAATCCTCTTCAAATGCATGGCCTCGAAGGCCGGCTGACGGGGTGGTCCGAGGCGTGGAGCTATGATCAATCGCTGATGCGCATGGGGGTACGGTTCAGACTGCCGGGTGAACGCGAAGACCAGCGGCGAACTGTGTATGTGCCTAAAGATGTTTTGCAATCCTCGCAACTGTCTGAAAAGGCGAATGTATCGTTGCTGGTCGAGCGCATGCCCGAGGACGTGATTGTTCGTGAAATGCACTCGCTCGACGGTCAGTTGCTGTTTGATGACGGCCTGCTCAAGCATGTTGTCTTGGTTAGCGATGAGCGCGCGCAACGCGGGCTGGTAGTTTCTGTGCTGATGGCTGTGTTGAGTCTGCTGGCGGCTGGGGTGACCTGGTGGCGACACTTGAAAACCCCGTCGGATCACGCGACTACCCACTAGTCCCTTATCCAATGCACCTGCTTTCAACAGGTGCCTCGTGCCGCAGATAAAGGCACAACTCCCTCAAACCGACCCAGCGATGGCGCACGGATTTCGTGTGCCCGACGATATTGTTGTCGAGGAGCGCAGGTGAACGAACTAACAACGTTGCACGAGGCGATTACCGCGACTATCAAGGTCGCTATGCCTCAACTTGAAACCGTTGCAGCCTATACCGTAGCGGACCAGAACACGGCGCTTCCTGCGCTGTATCACGCGATAACCAGCTTTAAGCCCGCAGCAGATCCAGGTGATGGTCGCTGTTGCATCCAGGCAAGTTTCGAAGCACACATACTGGTTGAAGCCAGTGCTGCGTCGGCACCGCTGTTGGTGACTGCCTTGGCAACGCAATTGACCATTTTGTTGCGCCAGCAGTTCTGGCAGGTGGACTTTGTCGAAGCCGCCAAAAATGTCCAGGCTTCGGTGGTCCAACCGGCAGCGGGCTCCAATTCATCAATCAGTTGGCGAGTGCAATGGGAGCAGGCCCTGTACCTGGGCGCCGAGCAATGGCCATGGCCCGTTGAACCAGGCCCGCTGGCGTTTGCCTTCAGCCCCGACACCGGGCCGGGCTTCGAGGGCGATTACCAGTCGCCGGAGGACCTGCAATGAGCTATGCCAGCGCCATGCATGACCGCATGCTCGCCGGCCTGGTGATTCCTTGCCGGGTGGTCGCCGTTGACCTTGCCGCTGCCCGGGTTCGGGTGTCCGACGGCGCTGGCTGGACCAGCGCCTGGTTGCGCTGGCACAGCCAGGCCGCGGGCAAGGCCCGCCACTGGCGTGCGCCGAGCCTTAACGAGCAAGGGGTGCTGATCAGCCCGAGCGGAGAGCCGGCGCAAGGTACTTTTGTGCCTGGCCTGTATGGCAACGCCGGGGCACCAGCGGACAACCGCGAGCATGTCGAGGTCTGGCGTTTCGACGATGGTGGCTCACTGGTCTATGACTGGCAGGCCCGCAGCTACAGCATCGAACTGCCCAGCGGAACCGTCAGCATCAAGGTCGGCGGCAGCTCGGCTGTGGTCACCGACCAGGCCATCACCGCCAATGCCGCGAGCATCACCCTGACCGGCGAGGTGCAGATCAACGGACCCCTGCGGGTAACCGGCGACATCCTCGGCGGTGGCAAGATCATCGACACCGGCGGCAACACCGCCAATCACAAACACTAAAAAACCAGCCCGCCCACTGCGGGCTTTTTTACGTCTGGAGAACATCAATGATCGGCATGGATCGCCGGAGCGGCCAACCGTTGTCCGGCATTGCACATTTACGCCAGTCCATCGAAGACATCCTCACCACGCCACTGGGCAGCCGGCGCATGCGCCCGGAGTACGGCAGCAAGCTACGCCGCTTCGTCGATTTGCCGGTCAACGAAGGCTGGAAGAGCGCGGTGCAGGCGGAGGTGGCGCGGGCGCTAGGCCGTTGGGAGCCACGCCTGAAGCTTGAGCGGGTCAGGGTCACGGCGGTGGTGGGCGGGCAGATCACGCTGCAGTTGACCGGGGTCTACCTGGCGCAACCGACCAGCCTGGAGGTGGTCGCATGATCGACCTTTCCTTGCTGCCGGCACCGGATGTACTGGAAACCCTAGAATTCGAAACGCTGTATCAGCAGGTGCTGGAGGATTTTCGCCTGCAGATGGGCGATCAATGGAGTGCGCTGCTGGAGTCCGATCCGGTGGTCAAGCTGCTGGAAGTGGCGGCTTATCACAAGCTGCTCGGCCGGGCCCGGATCAATGATGCGGCCAAGGCCAGCCTGCTGGCCTATGCCAAGGGCGCGGACCTGGACCATCGCGCGGCCGACTATGGCGTGCAGCGCCTGGTGATTACCCCTGCCGATCCCGATGCCGTGCCCCCCGTGGTGGCGGTGCTGGAGGGCGATAGCGAGTTGCGCTACCGCACCCGCTTGTCGCTTGAGGCTTTGTCGGTAGCCGGCAGTCGCGGCGCCTATGAATTTCACGGGCTTAGCGCCTCAGCCAATGTCGCCAGCGTGTCGGTGGATTCGCCAACCTTCACGGGGCTGTCGATCAGTGCCGCGTTGCAAGCGCAACTGCCGGCCGGCGCCATTGTCCTGGTGTGTGACTACAACGCCGGGCTGGACAAGCCCTTGCCGGGCGATGTTTCGCTGGCTGTGCTACCTCGCATTGACAGCCCGGTGCCGGGTAACGAACTGGTTGGCGCCGTGGAGGCTGCGCTTTCAGCTGAGGACGTGCGCCCGCTAACCGACCGGCCGCGCGTGCAGCTTGGCCAGCCGACCGAGTTCAGCGTGGTCGCGGCTCTGGAGCTGGAAGCCGGGCCGGATCCGCTGGTGGTCCAAGCCCAGGTTCGGGCCGCGCTGGAAGGCACCATCGCCCAGGCCCGGCAACTGCAAGGGCTGTTGCCGATTTCAGCCATCTACGCCGCACTGCATACCGCAGGCGTTCGGCGAGTGCGAATTACCCAGCCGACTGCGGATGTCATCAGCGACAAACGTCACTATCCAAGTTGTCGCAGCATCACCTTGAGCACCGAGGTGGTCGCATGAGCCTGCTGCCACAGAACTCCACAGCGCTTGAGCAAGCCTTATCGGTAGCCTGCGACCTGAACATCGATGCGCAGATCATCCACGGTGTGGCCGACTCGGCCCGCTGCCCGCCGAACTTTCTACCCTGGCTTGCCTGGGCGCTGAAGGTCGACGGTTGGGAGGCGGCAGAATCCGAAACGCAGCAACGTGAGCTGATTCACGAGGCGATTCCGGTGCACAAGACCAAGGGCACGGTGGGCGCGGTGCGTCGGGTGCTCAAGGCGGTGCGGGTCAATTCGCAATTCAGGGAGTGGCAGCAGATTCCCGGCGCCGCGCCTTACACCTTCGAGCTGACCGCCTGGGCCAACGACAACCGCCCGGGCGAGGGCTCGATTCTTTCGCCACAGCTCTACGCCCGGCTGCGTGCCCTGGTCGATGCGGCGAAAAACGAGCGCAGCCATTACCAGTTTCGCCTGGGCGCCGGCTTTGACGGCGGCCTGCGCCTGGCCAACGCCGCCAACCTCTATGCCCTGGTTCGGCGATCAGCCGAGGCCACGGGCGTTCCGATCAATGCGCAACAGGGCCTGCAGGTCGCCAACGCGGCGCGGGCCCGCATCGTCGTGCGCGGCACGATGGAGGCAGTACTATGAGTACACCCTTGCAACCTGTCATTACCAAGGCCGGCCTGGCCGCGATCTGGCGGGCCGACAACAGCGGCCTGGCGGCCGAAATCAGCCATGTGGTGCTGGGCACGTCGGGCTACACACCGAATGCCGAGCAAAAAAGCCTAAAAGCGCAAACCGCCAAGTATCCAATTTCCGGTGGCGAGCGCCTGGGCAATAGCCAGCTGCACCTCACCGCGGTGGCGGATGGAGATCGCGCTTTCTGGGTGCGTGAAGTCGGCTTTCTGCTCAGCGACGGCACCTTGCTGGCGGTGTGGTCACACCCGACTGAAGCCCTGGCCTACAAGCCTGCAGGAACTGACCTGCTGCTCGCCTACGACCTGTCACTGGCGGCCTTGCCGGCCAACAGCGTGACCATCGTCAGCGGTGCGACCGGGCTCAACCTGACCTTGGCGGCGCCGCTGGCGGCCCAGGCCTCGGCGTTGATTGCTGAGCAACTGCGCGGCTTGCAACAGCAGGACCGGCTGGATGATCAGGCCACGCGCCAGCGGATCGCAGGTGAGCAGATTGCCAACCTGATTGAACGTATGAAAGCGGCGGAGCAACGCCAGAGCACAGACCGCGATGGCCTGTTGAGCGCCACAGTGAGCAATGCAGCGGCGGTCATCGCACTGCAAAAACTCGTTATTGAAAACATGCACGGAGCATAAGACCGATGAGTCTTGAGACTGATGTTGCCAATCTGGTGACGAAAACCACTGATTTGATCAGTTACTTTAATGGCAAGAAGGCGGGGATTGATGCGGCGGTGGCGGCGGCTGTTGCGGCGGTGCCGGCTATTGCAAGAACGTTCTATGTTGACGGCACAGCAGGCGATGACCTGGCCTTGGGTACTCAAGCTGCACCGATGAAGACTATCTCAGCAGCTCTTTCAGCAACGCCGGAAGGCGGTGGCTGCGTAATCATTCTACTTAAGGATTACGTACTGTCCTCTCCGTTGGTAGTTCGCAATCGTAGGGTCACTATTCGTGGAGATGTTGATAGTGAATTAAGCCGTAAGCTTATTCTAAATGAATACATAACCTCTAATGGCCAACGCTCAATGGGCGGGTTTCAGCAAGTGGGCTCGGTATCGCTTGAGTTGGCCTACCTCACAGTAAGCTTGCCTGCGGGCGAGTCCTCCAGTACTCCGATCAATGCGTACTACTCGCTTACCTATGCTGGGAGCTTGGGGCCGGCGACGCTGGCAATTCGTTTGTTCAACATTGCTTTTGAGCTGCGTGGCACATTCGTGGGGAAAATAGTGGGGCCAAATGCCAGTACGGTAGTGTTTTCGGTAGCCAACACAGTTATCCCTACGGCGCTTGAGGGCTCTATTCTCCCGGGCGTACCAGCGGGTACCCCGCCTGGAAACCTGAGTTACTTGCTTACCAATTTACTCAAACTCTGAGGCTGACATGCAAGATCATAATCTTAACATCACATTCAATAACAGTAACTATGTGGGATATTCATTTGCGAGTTTGCCTATTGGGGCTGCCCGTCTTGTCGCTGCGCAGCAGATCGATGAAGCTGCTGACAACGCACGTACAGCCGCAGTTGGCAGTTCGTTGCGTGTAATTGAATATCAACTGGCTGAGGTTGAGGCAAAAGTCTTTTCTACTGCGTCTTTTAAAGGTGATGTGCCGCCTGCCGTTCTGGCTTGGAGCGACGCTGCCAATCTGACTCCACAAGCTGCGGCCGAAAGCATCCTCGCCGAAGCCCATGCCTGGAAAACCGCCCTCTACGCCATCCGCGCCGCCCGCCTGAAGGGCAAACAGTCCGCGCTCAAGGCCGGCAGCCATGAAGAAGCCGAAGCCATTGCCGATCAGGCCATTGCTGCCATTCGCGCAAGTGTGGTCGACGTCGGTAACGTCTGACACTTTGCCGCATGCTTTGAGCGCCCCGAACTTCGGGGCGTTTTCGTTTCTGCAGCACGCCGGAGGTGACGGCATGAGTAGTGTGGATCTTTCGGCGCTGCCCGCGCCGCAGGTTCTGGAAGACCTCGATTTCGAGGCGCTGTTCCAGGCTGACCTGGCGACCTTCCGGTTGCACATGGGCGACAACTGGGACGCTACAGTCGAAAGCGACCCGGTGAACAAACTGCTGGAAGTCGGCGCCTATCGCAAGCTGCTCAACCGCGCACGGGTCAACGATGCCGCCAAGGCGCTGATGCTGGCCTATGCGCAGGGCGCCGACCTTGATCAACTGGCGGCCAATGTACAGCTGCAGCGCCTGGTGGTGCAGGCACCCGACGCCAGCAGCGTGCCGCCAACGCCGCAAGTGCTTGAAGAAGACGACGCCCTGCGCGAGCGGGTGCAGCTGGTCTATGAGGGGCTGACCACTGCGGGCCCGCGCAACAGTTACATCCTGCATGCCCGCAACGCTTCCGGGCTGGTGGTCGATGCCACTGCCCAAAGCCCGTTGCCGGCCCAGGTGGTGGTGACGGTGCTGGCGCTCGAAGGCGATGGCAGTGCCCCGGCTGCGCTGTTGGACACCGTGCGGCTCAAGCTCAATGACGATGACGTGCGCCCGGTGGGTGACCGCCTGACGGTTCAGGGCGCACAAATTCTGCGTTACCGCATCGATGCCGTGGTGCACATGAGCGGCAACGGCCCGGAGATCGAAGCAACGCTTGCCGAGTGCAAACGCCGCCTGCAAGCCTGGATCAACCCGCGTCGGCGTCTGGGTGTCGAAGTGGCCCGCTCGGGCGTGGACGCCCAGTTGCACATCAACGGCGTCAGCCGGGTCGACCTGAACGACTGGACCGACATCCGCCCGACCCAGGCGCAAGCGGCCTGGTGCGAAGGGATCACCGTGACGCGGGGGAGCTGACATGGACAGTCTGCTGCCGCTCAACAGCACCGATCTCGAACAGGCCATCGAGGCTGCCGGGTTTGAAACCACCGACGTCCCCCTGCGCACGCTGTACAACCCCGACACCTGCCCGGCGCACCTGCTGCATCAGCTGGCTTGGGCCTGGTCGGTGGACCGCTGGGATGAAACCTGGCCGGAGGCAATCAAGCGCTCGGTGATCCGCTCGGCGTTCTACGTGCATGCCCATAAAGGCACCATTGGTGCGTTGCGCCGGGTAGTGGAGCCGCTGGGTTACCTGATCGAAGTGCAGGAGTGGTGGCAGACGGTACCGCAAGGTGTGCCGGGCACTTTTGCGCTGCAGGTCGGGGTATTGGAGAACGGAATCTCCGAAGCAATGTACCTGGAACTGACCCGCCTGATCGATGACGCCAAGCCGGTCAGTCGCCATCTGACGGGGCTGGCAATCACGCTCGCCAGCAGTGGCTATCTGCGCCTGGGAATAAGCCTTTCTGAAGGCGATGAAATCGACATTTATCCGCCGACCTCTCACGACATTGAAGTCAGCGGCAGCTATGGCCTTGTGGGCCGTGAACAGCAAATTGAAACCCTGGACGTGTACTCATGACTGACCAGACAAGCCAGTTCTTCGCCATCCTCACGGCGGTGGGCGAGGCCAAGCAGGCCAACGCCAACGCCTTGGGCGTGCCGTGGAGCTTTTCCCAAATGGGCGTTGGCGATGCCAACCTGACCGACCCGATCCCGTCGAGGGATCAGAAAAAACTCATCAACGAACGCCGAAGGGCGCCGCTCAACCAGGTCAAGGTTGACCCGGACAACAACAGCATCATCATCGCCGAGCAAGTGATACCGCCGGATGTGGGGGGCTGGTGGATTCGGGAAATCGGCCTGTATGACGCCGATGGTGACCTGGTTGCGGTGGCCAACTGTGCACCAAGCTTCAAGCCATTGCTCAGTCAAGGAACTGGCAAGACGCAGGTTGTGCGGCTCAACATCGTTATCACTAGTGCGGCAAACGTCGAACTGAAGATCGATCCTTCAGTAGTGTTGGCAACTCGTGAGTATGTTGATGCATCCCTACTCAACGTATTGCCTCGAAATCGTCCGGCAGGTACCTATACCAAGGTACAGATCAATGAACGCGGAGTTGTAGTGGCGGGTTCGAATCCGAGTAATCTGGCAGGATTCGGTATCACCGACGCGATGGCCAAGGATGCCGGTGGCTTGATGGCTTACGCTCCAGTCGTCGACGGCAAGATTCATCTCCTGCCTGGCAGTCAGTTCTTTTCTGCTGTGCCCCAAACGGCTGACCGCCCCTCTGGCATTGATTACGGTACAGGGGTACATATCAAGTTTCCGGACGGATTGACCGGGTTCGATCTGCTTTCCGGTACCAGTACGGAATGGTACGGCGTTCGTCAGTTTTCGGGGGCGGGAGCAGGCGCCTGGCGTGTGCTCTGGCACAGCGCAAACTTTGACCCGAGCAGCAAAGCTGACAAGTCTGCGTTGGTCGTTCCTGTCGTATCGGTGAATGTTTCCAAATCGCTCACTGCAGCAGAGTTGGGCTTGGTGCTGGTGGATGCAACAGCGTCATCGGTGACCCTGACTTTGCCGGCCGCCAATGCAACGCTCGGGGTTCGGGATGTAATGGTTCGCCGCATGGATGGGGCGCAAACCACGCTGATGATCAGGGCTGCGGGCGCTGACAAGATCAAGTTTCACACCCATTTGCGTTCTGAGGGGTATCAGTTCTTCCCGTTATTGGGGGCTGGCGATTTCTGGCATCTACGCAGCGATGGTTCGGGCAATTGGTACCCCATCAGCCGACTCGACGACTCACCTCTTGGCCGAGTTTTTATCGAGACTACGATAGTGCAGGCTCCAGGGGGCTATGGTGCCCCGGATGGAACTCTCTACAGTCGAGGAAGCTGGCCTTGGTTATGGGACTTCGCGCAGCAATCCGGAATGTTGGTAGCCGATAGTGCTCGGGCCGGGATGGAAGGATGCTGGACCACTGGCGACGGTAGCACGACCTTCCGTTGCCCTGACGTACGTGGTGAGCATCCCCGCTTCCTCGACTCTGGCCGGGGCATTGATGAGGGGCGGATACCGGGGAGTTGGGTGTCCGACCAGGTCAAGGCGCATAGCCATTCCTACAATGTTGCCTCGGCTAACACCGGCAGTGGGGGCACGCAGAATCCGATTCCTACCGATACTCCTGGGACCACCAAGCAGACAAATATGGTTGGTGGCGAGGAGAACCGCGTACGCACCATTGCGTTCCCTGCACGTATGAAACTGATTTAAGGCAATCCAGCCATCACCTTCCGTATGAAGGATCGTGCTCACCTGGCTGGTCAGCTTAACTCACCCCAAAAGCCCCGCACCGCCGGGGTTTTTTCCTACCCGCAACAAACCCTCTGAAGGCCCCGCACCGCGGGGCCTTCGCATTTCTGGAGACTTACCCATGAGTGGATTCTTCCACGGCGTTACCGTAACCAACGTCGACACCGGCGCACGTTCCATCGCGCTGCCTTCTTCCTCGATCATCGGCCTGGTCGATACCTTCACCGAAGGCCCGACTGCAACCGCCAAGGCCAACGACCTGGTACTGATCACCAGCGAGCGTGAAGCCATTGCCGCCTTCGGCGCCGACTCGGCTATCACCCGCGCCTGCCAGGCGATCTACAGCCGCGCCAAGGCGGTGATCGTCGCCTGCGGTGTGGCCAAGCTCGAAGAAGAGGCTGCGCAGACTTCGGCGATCATCGGCGGCGTGCTGGCCGACGGCAAACGCACCGGCCTGCAAGCACTGCTGGACGGCAAGAGCCGGTTCAACGCCCAGCCCCGCCTGCTGGTGACGCCAAAGCACAGCTCGACCCTGGCGGTCGGTACCGCGCTGGTGGCCCTGGCCGACAAGCTGCGCGGCCTGGCCATTATCGATGGCCCGAACACCACCGATGAAGCAGCCATCGCCTACGCCGAGAACTTCGGCGCCAAGCGTGCCTACCTGGTCGACCCGGGCGTGCAGTACTGGGACACCGGCAAAAGCGCCACCCTCGATGCGCCGGCGTCGGCCTGGGTTGCTGGCCTGTTTGCCTGGACCGACAGCGAGTATGGCTTCTGGGCCTCGCCATCGAACAAGGAGTTCGTTGGCATCACCGGCACCAGCCGCTCGATCGAGTACCTGGATGGCGACGCCACCTGCCGCGCCAACCTGCTCAACAACGCCAACATCACCACCGTGATCCGCGATGACGGCTTCCGCCTGTGGGGCAACCGTACCTTGAGCAGCGACCCGAAGTGGGCCTTTGTCACCCGCGTGCGGACCATGGACATCGTCATGGACGCGATCCTCTATGGCCACAAGTGGGCGGTCGATCGCTCGATCACCGCGACCTACGTCAAGGACGTGACCGAAGGCCTGCAGGCGTTCATGCGTGATCTGAAAGCCCAGGGCGCAATCATCAATTTCGAAGTGTTCGCCGATCCCGAGCTGAACACTGCCAGCCAGCTGGAGCAGGGCAAGGTCTACTGGAACATCCGTTTCACCGATGTGCCGCCCGCCGAGAACCCGAATTTCCGTGTCGAGGTCACCAACCAGTGGTTGACCGAAGTCCTCGACCAAGCCGTTTAAGGAGCAATAACCATGGCAATGATTCCCGAAACCCTGGCAAACCTGAACCTGTTCGTCGATGGCGTCAGCTTTCAAGGCGACGTGCCCAGCCTGACCCTGCCCAAGCTCACCCTGAAGATGGAGGAGCACCGTGCCGGCGGCATGGACATGGCGATCGAAATCGACCAGGGCATGGAAAAACAGGAGGCCGGCTTCGTCACCACCGGCGTGCGCCGTGAGTCGCTGAAGTTCTTCGGCCTGGCCGACGGCTCGGCTTTCAACGGCACCTTCCGCGGTGCCTTCAAGGGCCTCAAGGGCAAGGTCACCCCGGTCATCGTCACCCTGCGCGGCGCGCTCAAAGAAGTCGACATGGGCGACTGGAAGCCGGGCGACAAGGCCGAGATCAAGCACAACGTGGCCGTGACCTACTACAAGCTCGAAGTCGACGGCCGCCTGGTCTACGAAATCGATCCGCTGGGCATGAAGCGCGTCATCAACGGCGTCGACCAGCTCGCCGCCCAACGTTCGGCCCTGGGCCTGTAAGGAGGCGACATGACCCAAACCGCGAAAATGCCGAGCTGGCTGAATGTCAGTGCCGAACGCGTCGTCGTTCAACTGAGCAAAGCCAGTGAGGCCAATGGCATGCAGGTCGACAGCCTGTCACTGCGTGCACCGACCGTGCGCGACATCCGCACCGCCCAGTCGGCGGCCAGTGGCGATGACGAGCAGCGCGAGCTGAACCTCTTTGCCTCGCTGGCCGAGGTCGGGGTCAAGGACCTCGAGGGCCTGTCGCTCAAGGACTATGGCCGCCTGCAGGCGGGCTATTTTCGTCTGGTGCAAGACGACGAGCTTTGATCCCGGGCTGCAGAAAGCGGCGGCAAAACGGCTCGCCAAAGAGCTGAATTTTAGCGCCGGCGAAATCATGACCATGTCGTTCAACGACATGGTCTGGTGGCTCACGGATTGAGCAGATAGCCCATGCAAAGGGGGATCAGATGGCGAGCAAACTGGCGTTTGAGCTGGTAATCGGTGCCGCCGTCAACCCGACGGTAGGTACCGTTTTAAACGCGGTCGAAGACCGTATCAAAGACCTTGAGCAACGCGGCCGCAACGCTTCGCTGCTCAAGGACTCTGTTGGCGAGGCCATAAAGCTGCGTCAGCAATGGAAGCAGGCCCACGACAGCGGTTCGGCGTCAGCTGCAGGATTGCTGCGCAAGCTGGAGCGAAACCTCGACAGCTTGCGCGCCCAGGGCGTACAAGTCGGCAAACTGGGCAAGGAGTACCAGCGGCTGGGGCGCACGGCCAAGAGCGCCGAGTTGCAAGCCAGGGGGCACCAACAATTGGCCGAGGGCAAGGAAAGCCTGAAGTCAAATGTTGACCGCGCCACCACTGTCGTTCGCGCGGTGGCGATACCGACCAAGATCAGCGCGGATTTTCAATCGATCGTGCGCGATATCGCGATCAAGGCCGGGGTGGCTGGCAAACCGCAGGAAGCGCAGTTGGCCCGCACCTTCATCCAGACTTCGCAAACCACTGGCATGGCCCGCAACGACGTTGCCAACCTGGTCAAAAGCCTGGTGGACAATGGCATGCAAGCGGACAAGGCGCAGGCCTATGCACCACTGGCGGCCAAGTTCGCTGTCGGTCAGGGCGTGAGTGGCGCGGATACGGCAGCGATTATCACTGCATTGCAAAACAACGCTCGGATCACCGACCCCAAGATTATGGAGCAGGCGCTGCAGGTCCTTGCGGTGCAAAGCAAGGCCGGCGGCTTTGAAGCCGCCGACATGGCCAAGTCCTTTGCACCTTTGCTGGGGCAAATGGGCACCTTGGGGAGTACCGGTCTGGCTGCCGTCAGCCAGGTGGGGGCGATGTTGCAGGTTCAACGCAGCGCGACCGGTAATTCGGATGACGCTGCAGGAAATCTCAATAGCTGGATGTCAGGCATCTACTCCCAGGACACGGTATCGGCCTACGCCGACGCCGGCATTGATTATCAGGGATCGATGAACACCAGGCTGCAGAAGGGCATGTCGGCGCTGGAGTCGAGCTTTGACCTGGCCCGGCGGTACCTCGAAAGGACCAACCCGGAAAAGGCCAGAAAGATGGCTGCGGCCACTGAACAGATCAGCAAGGAGGCTGATCCGCAGGCTGCCAGGACCCTGCTCAACGCCCTGGAGCAAAGTTTGCGTACCGGCGATTCCTTTGCCGATGCACAAACCAGTGCTGCGTTGATGGCCTTTACCCAGAACCAGGCATTGTACAAGCAGATACGTGATGCCAAGCCCAAGGAAGGCGAAGGGCTTGACCATGATCTGCAAATGCGTCGGCAAACCTCGACGGTGATCTGGAACGAAGCATTCGGCGCACTCGATGATTCGCTGCGCAGCATCGGCGATGCCATCCGGCCGCTCACCGATACGACGGCCAAGGTCATCACTTCCGTTGCCCAGGCCTTCACCACGCTGACAGACAAGTCGCAATCGCTGGTGCTGGGTATCGCCCTTGTCGGTGGCGCCGTGTCGGTACTGCTCACGGCCTTGAGCGCGGTCAAGATTGGCCGGGGCGCGCTGAACATCGGTCGTGGTGTACTCAACGCAGGTGGGGCAGGAGGCCGTCCGCTCGAGGGTGGCCAAGGCAAGGCATCGGGATTGATGAAGATCGGTCTCAAGGTGCTGGGCGTAGAGACGCCGAACAATGCCCAAGGCGTTTTGGTTGTCAACGAGCCGCTGAACGTGTTCGTGGTCAATGCCGGTGACTTTCTCGGTGGTTCAGGAGGGCAGGGAGGCCGTCGCGGTCGCCGTGCGCCGCGTGACCAGAAGCGATCTGGGAGGAGGACCGGAAACAGGGTCAGCCTTGCAGGGTATTCGGGGCCACCCGCGCCGATACCCCTCAAGGGTTTCACTTCTCGGGGCGGTACTGCGAGCATGCTCGGGGCGGTGAGCAAGGCCGCTCCCCTGGCCAGGCGCTTGCCGGGCGGGTCTGTTATCGACGCTGGCTTGAGGATTGTTGACACGTATCGCAATGCGCGCACGACTGCACAGAAGGCCAGGGGTTATGGCAGCGCTGCCGGCGGCTTTGGCGGTGCACTGGCCGGCGCCGCTGCGGGTGCAGCCCTGGGCTCGGTGGTACCTGTACTGGGGACTGCCGTGGGTGGGGCAATTGGCGCAATGCTCGGAGGTATGGGCGGCGAAGACCTCGGTGGCTGGCTGGGCAAGCGCCTGTTCGGCGCTGGCGAAAAGCCTGTTCAGGTAGCTGGGAGCGATGCCAAAGAGGCATCGGCTGTCACTGTACCGGGTGAGGTCGTGCGTTCGCTGGCGGAGCCGTCATCTGCTGCACAAACGCTGTCCAGCCTCGCCAGTTCTACTGTGCAGATTCCGGCGCCGGCACCGCAGATCAATCAGCAGTTCACCTTCTCGCCGAACATGCCGATCACCGTCCAGGGCGGATTGAGCGATCCCGCGCAGCTCGCCATGAACGTCGAGGCCATTGTCCGGCGGCAGTTTGATGAACTGATCCGTCAATCCACCAGTCGTCAGCTGTACGACGTTCCTCATGTTGCTTAAGGAGGTGCCATGACCTACATGGACCAGTTGCAATCCGGGCTCGGCGCCCTGGTGGCAGCGGGCGAAGCAGGGCGGCGCAGCGCGGACGGAATGCTGGCGCCGGTCAAGGAGGCCGCCGCCGAGTTCGTCGGTGCCGCCGCCGAGCTCGAGGCGCTGCCCTTTGTCGGGCCCACCATTGGTGCCAAGCTGCAGCGCAGCTTGCGCGCGATCAACAAGGCCCAGGCCACTGTCGACCAGGCGCTGGCAAAATACGACCGGGCCGTGGCGGTGGTGGCGCAGGTGCGTGACGGCGTCGCCACGGTGAAGACCCAGATTGGCCGGGTCAGCGCCGCGATCAACCGGGTGGCGGGCAAGATCAGCCCGTCACTGGCCAATATCCTGCCGACCAGCAGCTTCGCCCCCGAAGCGACGCCGGCGGCAGAGGCGGTCAAGCCGTTCCCGCATTTGCTGATTGTGCAACCACTCAAGCCCGAATCACCCGCTTACTACTTCAACCTCGACACCGCCGCGTTCGATGAACTGCGCAGGCAGACGAGCTTCCGTTGGGCCGGGCAGGAGCGTCTGACGCGCAGCACCGCCCAGCAGGCAGTGGGCCTGGGTGACGAGAAAATCAGCATCAAAGGGGCGATCTTCCCAGGCTTCAAGGGCGGGCTTGGCCAGTTGCAGGCGCTGCGCAGTATCGGCCGGCAATTGCAGCCGCTAACCCTCACCAGCGGTTACGGCGAGGTCCTGGGCACCTGGTGCCTGACCGGCGTCGATGAAGACCAGAGCAATCTGCTTGCTGGCGGCATTCCGCGAAAACAAGGTTTCTCACTGGAGTTTGTGAGCTATGGCGACGACCTGCAGAACCGCTGAAGGCGATGTGCTCGACACCTTGTGCCAGCACTACTACGGCCACCTGAACGGCACAGTCGAGGCCGTGCTGGGCGCCAACCAGGGCCTGGCCGAACAGCCCCAGCCATTTCGTGCCGGGGTACAGATCCTGCTGCCGGCGTTACCCGCGGCGAGCGACGCTACGGTGCAGCTGTGGGATTGACGCTCGTCGACAACCGTTCTCACCAGACCCCGCCGCGTGCGGGGTCATTCATTTCTGGAGCCTGAACCATGCAGCCAGTGTTTCGTCTTGTTGCCGATGGCAAGGACATCACCGAACTGATCAACGACCGCTTGCTGTCCTTGCGCACCTCGGACAAGCCCGGAATGGAATCCGACGAGTTCGAGCTGCGCATCGACGACCGCGATGGTGCGGTGACGTTGCCGGCACGGGGGGCGATGATCGAGGTGCACCTGGGTTATGCCGGCCAGGTATTGACGCGCCTGGGGCGCTACACCGTGGATGAAATCGAGCTGTCCGGCCCCCCTGACAGCATCATCATCCGCGGCAAGGCCAGCGACATGCGCGGTACCGGCAAAAGCATTCGCAGCGGTAGCTGGGAGGACGTGCCGCTGCAGCAGATCGTGCGTGACATTGCCGCGCGCAATGGCTGGCAGCCGGTTTGCCCGGTGAGCACGCGGCTGCCCAGGGTTGACCAGCTCAACGAGTCGGATTTCAACTTCATCACCCGCCTGGCCAGGCAATACGACTGCACGGCCAAGATCGGCGACGGCAAGTTGCTGGTGCTGTCGCGTCAGGCCGGCCACAGCGCCAGCGGGCAGGCCCTGGGCGTGGTGACCATCAACCGTCGCGATGTCAGTCGCTGGCAGATTCGCCTGGCGGACAAGGGCACGCACAAGGCTGTGCAAACCCGTCACCAGGATCCCAAAAGCGGCGAGCTGAAGACTGTCGAGCTGGCTAACGATGCCTCGCCCGCTGGGCTGCAGCCGGTGCACAGCGACCGTCATGTTTACCCCAACAAGGCTGCTGCCGAGCAGGCTGCCAAGGCACGCCTGGCAGCGTTCAACCGCAGCACTGCCAGTGTGCGCCTGGAAATGGCCGGGCGCACCGACCTGTTTGCCGAGCGCCTGATCCTCACCCAGGGTTTCAAGGACGGGCTGGATGGTGAGTACCTGATCGAGTCGGTCGAACACACCTTCAGCTCCAGTGGCTGGGCGACGTCGGTCGACTGCAACGGCGGCAACAAAGGCAAAGCCAAGGCCAGGGGCAAGCAGGCCAAAAGCCGGCCAGGGCTGCGCACGGTCCAGTTGCAGCCCCTTTGAACCCCAAGGATGAGGAACCCCATATGACCCTGGAGCAACTTGCTGCCGTGTTCCCCAACGCCCGCCTGAATGCGGGCGTTTTTCTACCTGCACTGAACCTGGCCATGGCCCGCTGGGACATCGACACCCCACGGCGCCAGGCGGCTTTTCTCGCCCAGGTCGGCCATGAGTCCGGCCAGTTGCGCTACGTCAAAGAGCTGGGCAACGACCGTTACCTGGCGCGCTACGACACCGGCACCCTGGCCCTGCGCCTGGGCAATAGTCCCGAGGCCGATGGCGACGGCCAGCTGTACTGCGGCCGCGGCCTGATCCAGGTCACCGGGCGCAACAATTACCGGGCCTGCAGCATGGCCCTGTTTGGCGATGAGCGTTTGCTCAAGCAACCGCAACTGCTCGAACAGCCACAATGGGCAGCCGAGTCGGCGGCCTGGTTCTGGCACTCGCGCGGCCTCAACCAGCTGGCTGACCGCGGCGAGTTCAACCGTATCACCCGGCATATCAATGGCGGGCTCAACGGCCTGGAAGATCGCCTGCGGCTCTGGGCGCGGGCCCGAGAGGTGCTGTGTTGAGCCGCCTGCAGCTTGGGGCGTGGCTGCTATTGACGCTGCTGGCCTGTGCGCTGAGTTGGCAAGTCCAGAGTTGGCGCATGGGCCGGCAGTTGGCGGAGCAAGCGGCGCAGCACGAGCGCGAGTGGCAAGCCCAGGCTGAATCCGCTGCCGCGCAACTGGTCGCCGAGCGCCTGCAACGCCAGGGGCTGGCGCAGCGCCTGGCGGTCAGCGAACAACACCATTATCAGGAGCTACTCGATGCTCAACAGACTCAGGCACGCCTGCGTGATCGCCTGGCTACTGCTGATGTGCGGCTGTCGGTCCTGGTCGAGCGCGACGCCTCCGGTTGCGCCGGCCTGCCTGCCGCCCCCGGCACCGGCAGCGTGGATCATGACCCCGTACGCGCCCGACTTGAGCCGGCGCATGCGCAACGAATTATCGCCATCACCGACGACGGTGACCGCGGACTGATCGCCTTGCGCGCGTGCCAGGCGTACGTGCGCGGGCTGGTGCGCTGAGCGCACATTTATTTAATTACGTTTTAACGAAAAGGACTTTGTAATGGGTGAAAAAAATATTGTTGTCGATCGTGGGATCCCACCCGGCAACAGCGATAGCGGTGCCGGTAGTGGTGGGATGCTCGGCGGCTTCTGGGGCAGTGGCAACATCAGCTCGGTGGTCGGTTCGGTGTCGGTATCGATCGATGGCGTCACCAGAACCGGCGGTCCGGCGTTCAGTGGCGCGATGGTGTTCAACTCCACCGTCGTCGAATCGGTGTTGTCCGGGAATGGCTGGCCCAGTATCGATGCCTACTACGATGTTGGCGTCGGGGTCTGGGGCATTCTTCCCTATCAGATCCTCGAGGTGCGCGACGAGATTCGCGGCAGCTTCGTGGTCAAGGAGAGGAACCTGCCGGCTACGCTCGACGCCGAGCAAAAAGCCGCTGAAGCCGCTGCTGGCAGTGACGCTGCCCTGAGCCAGGCGCAAAAACTCGAACGCTCCATCGGGGTGGTGAAGGCGATGATGGCCAAGCGCGATGAGCTGATCAAGTTCAACCGCCTGCGCCTGTCCACCTCGCCGGGCAGCGAGCTGCTCGAGCGCAACATCGACAGGATGGTCGCCGAGCTGAAAACCCTCGACGACGACCACATTCCGCCGGCCATCGACCAGGTAATGGACGTGCTCAGCGCAGGTCTGAGCCTGCATGTCGACCTCAGTGCCAATGCCATGCTGCAGGAAAAGCTCGACAAGCTGCAGGCGCAAGCGCGCGAGGCGGCGGAGCAGGAGGCTTACAAAAGTGCGTTGGCCTTTGCCAGTGATGTCGGCAAGGAGGTCTCCAGCCGCTTCGGCACACAGATGGGCAAGGCTGCGGAACAACTGAAGGAAGGCATTTCTGGCAAGACGGTGAAAAGTTACGACCAAGCCATGCAGGCGTTTGAAAAGCTCACGCGCAACCCGGGCTTCAAAATGAACCAGAAGGACACTGCTGCCATTGCCCAGGCCCTCAACGCCCTGGATGTGGCAACCTACGCCGACAACTTCCAGCGCCTGGGCAAAGCCTTTGGGGTTACCGGCAAGATGGTCCAGGCGACGACCCTGGCGCAGAAGGCGGCGAGCGGCTTCAGCAGCGGTGAATGGAAGCCGTTTTTGCTCGAGCTTGAAAGCATCGCCGTGGGCACACTGGTGGGCGCTGGCGCCGGTGCCCTGCTGGGGGCAGGCCTGGCACTGGTGCTGGCACCCGGTTTGGCCGCCGGTGCAGGTATCATTGCCACCGGAGTGATTCTGGCTGCGGTTTCGTCTTACATCGATGCGCAGGCCATGGAGTCGTTCAACCAGCTGGTGCTCGATACCGTAGCACCCTGACGAGCAAAACAGAGGGCGGGTGAAAGGATGAACGTGGCGAAAGGACGCGAGCAGCAGGGGGCTTACCTGCATATTCCCTACGTGCTCATTGCTGTCAGCCTGCTGCCGATCGTCCTGCTCGCCTGGCAGGTTCCTGCCCAGGCCCAGGAGGGGGGCTACTTTGAGCTCGAACGCTTTCTCGACGGTTGCCTGCTGGGCCGGGTGGGGGGCTGGTCGTCGCTGTTCCCGCTGACGGCCAAGGCCATCGGCAACTACATTGCCGTGGCTGCGCCGGTTTTCTCCGTGTGGATCACGGTCTGCATCATGAGACGATCGCGGCTGCAGCCCGAGGCCCCGCCCCGGGTTTCAATCGCAAAATATGCCTTGATCGCTTTGGGCTGTGTGCTGCTGGATGCTTTTCTGGTCTACCAGAACTATTTTACCTACACCGATTTTGCCACCCACTCGCGCAAATTTCGCTTTTTCGGGCAGAGCGTGGTGTTGTTTCCGTTTGTCGCGATGTTGTCACTGCTGGCGTTCTACGTGATGACATTTTTCAGTTACAACCTGCTGTTTCGCTTCCCCCGTGAAGTATTGGCGCGGCGCAAGCAACTGCACTGAACAAGGAGCTTGGC